TCATAAGTACAGCCCAGCAATTTATTCCGCCAGAGCTACTCGAAGCAAACCTCAGCGAAGAAACAAATCTTGATCGTCCGCATCCCGAGCTGAAAGGTTTGTTTGCCGGCTGGGACATCGCGCGGCACAAAGACTTCAGCGTGGTTTGGTTTCTCGAACGGGTCGGCGATGTAACCGTAACCCGCGGTGTCGTGGAATTTCTCAACGTGCCAACGCCAAATCAATCGCGCGAAGCGGCAGCTTTCATGCGCCAATGCAATCGGATGTGCGTCGACCAGTCCGGAATGGGCCTATCGATCTACGAATCGCTGGCGGAAAAGTTCGCCGGCCAGGTCGAGGGCATCACGTTCACGCTCGCCAACAAAGAACTCATGGCCGTACACGCAAAGCGCCGCATGGAAGGCCGCAAGACGCGGATCCCCGACACCGACATGATTCGCAATTCGTTTCGCTCGGTGAAGAAAACCGTTACGGCAACAGGCCAGGCGCGGTTCGACGCCGAGCACGACATAAAATACGGCCACGCGGATCATTGGTGGGCATATTGCCTTGCCGAGCATGCTGCCGGCGCGCCAACGGTGTTGGGAGTGGTAGAGTACGGCAAGCAAGAGCAAGCTCGACAAAACGAAATGAAGAAAATCGGAACGAGCACGCTGCAAAAGCCGTCGACGAACGACAAGACGGATGCGTGCCCGAAGTGCGGATCGAAGCATTTACAGCGCGTGGCAGGGAAGAAGCGATGCTCGGATTGCGGCGAGATGATCGGTGACGTCGAGACGGTGCTTGGTGGGAAGCCAGGGACGCCGGGAAGGGGGCTCGCGAAATAATGGGACAGAAGCCCTCAGCTCCTGCAAACTTTCGTAGACCGCCTGGCGTCGCGATTCCGCAACCCTTCGATTGGTTCTCGGCGCTCAAACCGATACCGCGAGTCGAAACAGAGCCGCGCTCGTACGAGTATCCGTTCCGAAGTATCCCGTACGTAGATCACTCGTGCGTCGGTTGTGGCGCGTGCAAGTGGAATGGCGCGGCTTGCGCTTACTGCGGAAGGGAAGCCGCCGAGCGCAGGGCGACAATTTACCAGCCAGGGACACCGCGAAGGGGATTGGCGAAATGAGCGACGTAGCTTTCTATCCCTTCATGCCCGAAGGTTTTCCAAAAGATGTGATCTCGCTCGCCGTTAACGCGAAAATTTCTATCATGGCCTACGAGTGCGAACAGCGAATCAAAGACTTTATGGCGAGGACAGGCCTTCCCGCGTCCGAGGTCGCAGTGATTCAGACCAAAAGCGGCCACTCCCACATTCAGTGGCGCCAGGCAGTTAAGTTCATTCCCGAGCCTCCTGAGATGGAAGAGTGACCGCCTGGCTCATCGCGAGTCCGTTCACTGAGCTCCGTGAATTCATCGAGCGGCACTGGCTAGCAACGACGCTTTTGATTGGAGCCGCGATCATTCTAGTTTGCACCTGGGACACATTCACGGATCCGGTATGATCGCCTTTCTCAAATCCCTCGTCGCCGCTTGGCGCATAGCTTTCTATCCGTGCCCCGGCTGCGGCAGCCGCCGGAAGAAACTTCAGTGCGTGATCGTTTCGAAGAAAGAAAAGCCAAACGCCACCGTGATGATCGAACGCGAATGCAAGCGCTGTCACTGCAAATGCTATCAACCGACGGTCCTTCCTCCCGAAAAGTGGATCGCTGCGGAGTTACTAGAACAGACCGGTTCGCCGCGAACCTCGTAGCCGCTGCAAACTTTTCCACGTATAAAGCCTCATGCCTCGCGGCTCCGCAAACGCCACTGTCCGTCCGCTCGCCAGCTTCCTCGGCTCACTCTTCAAGCCTCCACGCAACACCATCCGCGGGGTAGAAACGAGCGATTGGTTCGGGCCTTTACAGCCGGTCACGCCAATCGCTCCGCGCGGCACCGAACCGCGCAACCTGCAGTACATTCCCGGGCAAAACCTGATCTACACGCCGCGCGCGGACCAGGTCTATGACGCGGAAGCTCTCCGCAGTCTCGCCAGCTATCCGCTCGCGCAAATGTGCATTCAGAACGTTTGCGACATGATCTGTCGCATGAAAATTACGGTCCGTCTCGTGCGTCAGCCAGGAGAAACCGGATCAGCCCACAAGGCACGAACGGCCAAAGACAAATTACTGCCGCGGCTTCAGGCGCTCGTCGACTATCCCAACCCGGAGCAGACGCGCCAAGACTTCCTTCGCGAGATTTTGATCGACATGCTCACCGGAGACTGGGCATCGATCCTCGTAAAGAGAACGGCGAAAGGCGAAGTGAGCGAGATACGCGCGATCGACGGTGCATTGATCACACGTTACATCGACGAGCAAGGCTGCACGCCGCAGCCGCCGGATCCAGCGTATGCGCAGCTCTGGTACGGCATTCCGATGCTGGACCTCACGACCGATCAGCTCATCTACGCGATGCGCAATCGCAAGCGCAACGGCCTGTACGGCTATTCGCCGACGGAACAAGGCGCGATCGAACTGAAAATCGGGATCGAGCGGCTGAACTTTACGCTTCAGTTTTACACTGCCGGCGAGATCCCGGATGCGATTCAGATCGCACCGATGGGAATCGATCCGGACAAAATCAAAGAGGCGCAAGACAACCTCGATTCCTCGCTGATGGGCCAGCTCGCGAAGCGCCGCGGCATGCGGTTGGTGCAAGGCTTCTACACTTCCGACTCGAAGATGTCGGCGGCGGATCAGATTCTCTTCCCGAAAGACAAAGCGCTTTCCGACGACTTCGACGATCGCCACGTCCGCAAGATCGCGTTTCTCTATGGCACATCGCCGCAGCGGTTGCTCAAGACGCTCAACCGCGCGTCAGCGAATGCAAACCAAGAGGCTGCCGAAGAAGAAGGCACGATGCCCTGGATCGATTGGGCCGAGCATCGCGTGTACAACTGGCTGTTCCAGCGCACGATGAAGCTTCCAGGCTACGAGGTTACGATCGACACCGACGTCGAGAATGACGCGCTCAAGCAGGCCCAGGCCGACGAGATCGACATCAAAGGGATCAAGACGATTAACGAGGTTCGCGCTGATCGCGGCCTGGATCCCAGGCCTGAGGCGGAAGCGAGCGAGCTTGGAATCCCGACGCCGACGGGATGGGTACCGCTCGATGCCGACTCCGCCGCGGAGCGTGCCGGCACAATGTTCGAAGCGACGCAGCCTGAACCCGAGCCCGACGAGCAGCCAGGGAAGAAACCGAAACCTGGCGACAAGCCGAAGAAGAAGCCGTCGAAGGCGTATGCGTACTGATGAAAACAGTCTGGCTCATCGAATGCACCGCGCACTCGCCATCCGTCTACATAGGCGCGGAAGGCGGCCTGACCTATCGCCCGCACAAGGCGAAGCAGTTCGACTCGCGCGTCGCCGCAGAGCTCGAGATGCTAAAACTTAGACTGGCAACCTCGTGGGAAGCGGTCTCTAAGCACGTCTCGGACAACGATGCAGCTTGAAAGGGGAGAATCATGCATTACTTGAATCCCAAAGACGGTCCAGTATTCGAGGGATTGGAGCACAAAGAAGTCGTATACGCGAAAGATCAGCCGCAATATCGCCCGCTTCGCACGCTCGTTTCCTCCGGTGAAGATCGCAAAGTTATCAGTAGATGGACGCTCACCGACGAACAACGGATCGCTGTGGCCAACGGCGCGGATATTTTCCTGACGCTGGCTACTTACGGGAGTCCGCTTCAGCCGATCTTAATGGCCGTGAGCAGCGGCAACATTGACCCGAAGGTTGTTCGCACCGAACTGCTTGACGAGCAACTCTACAAAACTGTTTAGCCGATGCAGCTTGACCCTCACCATGCGACGCTGTCGTACCACCAGGCGATTCACCGCATCGACTCTGCGCTTACAAAAGTCTTCCGCCGGCAGAAAGATCGAGCGATCGCGCGCGCCGGCCACCTGGCGAAGTTGCGCATGTTCAAGTCGCCGGACGACGATTCCAGCGAATATAACCCCGGGTTATACGCGGAGGAGATCTCAAACGACATTTTCGAGGTTTATCGCGAGCTGCCTCCGCAGATCCGGCCCGCGCTCGAAGATGCGATGCTTTCAGGAATCAACACCGGGATCCTGCAGCTCGAGCTCCACGACACGAAGCTGATCGCCGCGGCCAATCATATCGCTGCAGACTTTGCGAGCGAGCGCGCGGCCGAGCTGGTCGGCATGAAGTACGACGCGGACGGCGAGCTCGTCCCGAATCCAAACGCTGAATGGGCGATAAGCGACACCACTCGTGACAAGATCAAACGGATCGTTGTCGAGGCCTTCGAGGGCGAAACGAAGATCGGCGATGTCGCGGCGAAGATCCAGGAAGCGCTGAAGGTCGATGAAGCTGGAATCTTTTCTGATGCGCGCGCAAAGACAATAGCGAACACTGAAGTCGCCAATTCCCAGGCGGGCGGGAATTGGGAAGTCTGGAAGCGCAGCGGATTGGTGAAGTCAGTTCGCTGGCAAACGAGCAATCTCGAACCGTGCGACGAGTGCGAAGACAACAAGAACGTCGAAGTAGATTTCGGCGAGGCTTTTCCTAGTGGTGATATCCTCCCGCCAGCTCACCCGAATTGCCGATGTGTTTTGGTCGCGGTAAAGATCGGAGACGACGAATGAAGCCGAGCATTGGACGGATCGTGATTTTCAAACTGCACGCGGAGCATGCTCTACAGATCAACCGCCGTAGAACTTCGGGACCGGCCATAGGGAATGCAGTGTCGGAAGGCGAAGAATACCCCATGCTCATTACCCGCGTCTGGTCCCCCGAAGCGGTGAACGGCCAAGTTTTCCTCGATAGCAATGACGTATTCTGGGCGACAAGCGCTCATGAGGGAACGGAAAACGGCCAATGGCACTGGCCTGAACGAGTCTGAAGGAGAAACACAATGCTGATCCTGTTCATAGTTCTGATCCTGGGCCTGATTCTGTTTTTCGCGATAGACCCGCCGCAGAAGATCAATCGCGTTGGCGAGATCATGTTCTTCTGCGCACTGCTCGCGCTATGTTTCCTGTTTTCAAGCGTGCACCTGATCGGCAGGTTTTGAAGGAGTGCCATGATCATTCTGATAATTCTTTTGCTTTTACTGTTCGGCGGGGGCGGCGGCTACTACGGCTACGGTCGTTGGGGAATGGGCGGCGGACTAGGCGGAGGCCTCGGCACGGTGCTGATCATCCTGGTGATTATTTATTTGCTCAGAGGGCGCCTTTGAAGCGACGAAACTTTTTCCAAACGCTCGTCGGCTGCTTCGGCGCGATCGGAGCGCTGTGGGCTGAGCCGGCGGCCAGCCCGGTTTATCCGAACGATGCGAACGTGCTCGGAGTGATCACCCGCGACGGTTGGATTCCGTTGCCGCCAGATCCGGTGCGTTGGCCGGGGATTGAGCGGTCGCGTTTTCCAGGTCCGTTAGCGCATCCGCTGTCCGAAACGATGAACTACCGGGCCCAGTGGCCCACGACGAAGCGCGGGCCAAGCGGCGGTTGGACGCCAAAGACTGGATGGTTTGGAGATCCAGGAGAATAAAGTTTTCGTCGGGGCCGAAAGACTTCTCATGGATAGGGGGTCGGCAGCGACTGGCGAGTTTCTGCATCGGTCCCGACGTAATGGCTTGGCCAGAGGCTCGGAAGCGAATGAGGAAGCCTGCATCCCGCGACAAAAAACGTTCCGGCGCTCGGACACAGCGGTGAACAAACGAGACTGACTGCCCTAGCACGTGCTAAAGGGCCTTTCAGTTAGTGGAGGAAGTTCGGGCAGTTTCTTTCTCGGACCCCCTGGCCAAACTTTAAAATGAATCATGGAATCGCTCAGCCTCATGGAACTGCTCACCGAGCAAATCCTCAATCGCCGCATCAGCGTGGATGACGCACGACAAATCGTTTTGCGCCGCGAATGGTATCGCAGCCGCAATGCGCTCCAGAACGCGCTAGGAAAGCCGCTGCACACTCTTCGCCTGGACGTGATCGAAGGCGAAGCGATCCGCATGGCGCTCATCGAAAGTCACTGGGACATCAGTAGGGCTGCGACGGTTTTGGGAATTAGCAGGACGACGCTTTATCGACGATTGAAAGTCACGGCTCCAGCGGTTTTATGAAAATGAACGGCGGCGAAGAGCATCCTCGTTACCAGTTCCGATTAGCAAAAGTTTAACTTTGCCGTGACGTGCACTCGTCCAAAAGCGGACAGATTCAATCTGTGCTGTACCGTACGATCAGCGGCGTGTTCACCCTTGAGCAGCTCGCGAAACGAGCCTACGAGCGGCATTGCAAGGCGTACGGCAAAGCTCGCGTCGTCCCGATCCCCTGGAACGACATCCCCGCGATCCAGCACGACGCTTGGGTTGCGGTCGCAAAAGAATTTGAGCACGATCTACAGCTAGGACCTGATACCGGGCGCAAACTTTGGGAACCAAGATTCGGGCTTCATCCTTCGAAGGAGGATTTTATGACCACACGAGAAGCGATTCAGTACCGACCGGAAGAGCTGGCTGAGAAAGCTTATTCGGCATTTTGCAGTGCGCAGAGTGGCGTTGACCATAACGGCCAGCGACACATACCGTGGCAGAATTTGCCGCAGTCCGCGAAAGCAGGTTGGATGGCCGCGACGCATGTAGTCGTGACCAACGCCAACGCGATCGACGGGCGCACCGGCCTGACCGAACGCGAAGCCGAGCTGGCAGGGAAGTCGCCGGCGGCAGCGCGCGAAGCGGAGCAGGTAGCCGAAGATCAGCGACGCGCGGATGCAACCGCGAAGCACGGCGAGGAAGTACAGGACGCCAAAGAGGCCAAGCTGGAAAAGAACGGCAAGGCACACGGCGCGCATCGGTAGAAAGTTCCACCAAAGAAAAGCACAAGCTGCCCTCGCCGGCCCTGGACTCCTGGCGAGGGCGCTCCATTTTTGCCCTTAACCGCCAGTACACACCGAAACACAAAGCGCAAAATTCCTTTCGCGTGCAAAACTTTCCCTGTAGCTTCCCCAACTAGGTTGGTCACCAAGCAGGTTTAGGAGATTAGGGCGACCGTCGTGAGACTGGGCGCCCTCTCAATGAAGTCGTTCCGCAAATTCATCCCGTTCTGGAAAGTCGAAGCGCAGTCCGACGGCACTGTTTTCGTTTACGGCCTGGTCACTGCCGAGCGTCCTGATCAGGAAAACGAAGTTTGCGACTTCGAATCCACTAAGCCCTATTACCAGAAGCTAGTTTCCCGATACGAAAAAGCCACCGCGGCGGTCGATGGAATGGAGAAATCCATTGCCCCCTTGCGCGAAATGCATCAGCTCAAAGCGGTTGGCTGCGGTAAGTCGATCGACTTCGATGACGCGGCGAAGACGATTCACATGGGCTTCAAGGTTGTCGATTCCGAAGCCTGCAAGAAAGTCAAAGCGGGCGTACTGATCGGCTTCAGCCAGGGCGGCGACTACGTCAAGACGTGGAAAAAAGGAAATCTCACTTGGTACACCGCTGATCCCGGAGAAGTTTCCCTCGTTGATTCTCCCTGCCTTGAAGACGCACTGATCGAATCCCTCGTTGAGAAAACATTCACGTACGTTCAGGAGAACGGCTCGCAGGAGCTGCGGAAATTTTCGCTTCGTGACCCTGCACGCGAACGATCTCTGAAAGAAACCCAGGATTTGCTGACCAAGATTGCCGATCTCGAAAAGCAAGTGGAGGCACTGAACATGAAACCCGAACTCGAAAAGATTCTCGCAAAGCTGGCGAAAGCCGGAAGCGAAACCGTGACGCTCAGCAAGGAAGAAATGCTCGAGCTCGCCGAGCTCGCCAAGGGTCACGCCGCGATCCTCGATCACCTGAAAGCCATGCACAAGTGCGTTGGCGAACACTGCGCCGCGATGCACAAGGCGCACTCCGATCACATGGACGAGATGCACGACCACATCGCGAAGTGCCACAAGTCGATCGGCGCCGAGCCTCCGATGAAGGCCGCGAAGGAAACCGGCGACGTGAAGAAAACCTTCACGAAGGAAGAACTCGACGCACAGATCAAGGCCGCTGTTGAGAAGGCGAAGAAAAACGAGGACACGCCAAGCGTCTTCACTAAGGAACAGGCCGAGAAGCTTGTTGCCGACGCGGTTGAGAAGGCGATGAAAGAAAAGACCGACGCTTCGAACGATCCCACTCGGAAAGCGAAGCTCGTGCTCGTGGGACGCGACGGCAAACCAATCGAGAAGGCCGCGAGCGACGTTGCCGTTAACGATCAGTCGATCGCTGCGTCTTCCGGGATCTAGCCCGGAATATTTTCTGCACGATTTTACGCGAGGAGAAACGCAATGTTGAACTCAAGGGGCATCGCCCACAAGATCCTGCCGCAAAATCTGTACCAGCACGGGATCACCGAACGCGCAATGCTGACGCGCGACATCGTGAAAGCCATGCCAGCGGCCGAGCAGGAAAAGCTGCGCAAGTTCAAAGTCTTCAGCAAAGGCCGCACCGACGAGGAACAGCAAAAGTTCTCCATGTCGGAAGTGATGATCCGGCAGGAAGTCGCGAAGGATCTCGCCAAAGCACAAGCCGGCGAAATGATCAAAGCCGGCATGACCACGTCGCTCGGCTATAACTTTTACGATCTTCGCGGGCCGGCGTACCTGATCTACCCGGTCAACGTGCCTTTCCGCAACTCGCTGCCACGCATCGGCCGCGTCAACGATGGCTACGGCACCGCGGCGCACTGGATCGCCACGCGCAACTTCGGGACGCAGTACGTAGGCGTGCTCGAAGGTCAGCGCAACGCTCTCGCGACTCCCGACGAGAATCCGTACGTCGCGACCTACAAAGAAATTGGCGTCGAGCGCGGCGCGACTTTCACTTCGCAGTTTGCCGGCGAAGGCTACACCGACAACGTCGCGGACGAACACATTCGCGGCATGCACGAGCTCTGGCTAGGTGAAGAGGGCTTGATGCTCGGCGGCAACTCCGGAACAGTCACCGGAAACAACGGATTTGTGCTGGGCACAGCCAATACCCCGGTCGCGGTGCTCGCCGGTACGGGCGCCGCGGTCGCGGGACCTGGTCCAAGCCCAGGCACGCTGTTCCCGAACGCCACGAACGTTTCGGCGCGCGTCGTCGAAATGACGATGCTGGCGAACCCGAACAATACGCAGTACGGCTATGGAGTCTTTCCGACGGTAGTCGCCGGCCTGACGCCTTCGTACGTGCGAACGAACTACGACGGCAGCACGACCACGATCAACGGCGGCACAGGCGCGATCAGCGCATCTTCGAACGTCGTGAGCTCGATCACCGCGAACGGCAACGTGACTTTCACGGTTACGCCTAAAGCCGGCGCAACTTTCTGGGCGTGGTTCATCGACATCACGGACGCTTCGGCGCCGTCGGCCGCGAACGCGATTCTTTCGTTCATCACCAGCGTTCCCGCTCTTACGACCGGCAGCTCTGGCGGCGGCACGCAAGCCGGCAACGCCGCGGGCCTGAGCACCGACCACAGCTTCAACACTTCCGACTTCGACGGCCTGCTGACCTACGCCGCGAACGTCGGGATTTGGACGAACCTGTATTCCGGAACGAACCAGGGCTACGGCAACACGACCGCGCCGGTCGCTTCCAAGACGGGCTTGACCGCGGTATCGAACGGCCGAATTCTCGAGTTCGAAGACATCCTGGCGTCGCTCTGGACCCAATACCAGGCTCCGGTGCAAACGATTTGGTGCTCTGCGGACGCTAAGAAGAGCGCTTCGGACACGATCCTGTCGTCCGCCGGCAGCGTTCCGACGGCGTACCACTTCAACTTTAGCCGCGACAGCCAAAATAACTTGCTGGGCGGCTTCACGGTCAGCGCGTACCAGTCGCAATACGCGATGGATCCGACGGGCGCTCAGGCGATCCCGCTGCGCATTCATCCGATGCTGCCTCCGGGCACGTTCTACTTCGACATTTCGGAGAATCCGTACCCGTCGAGCCGGCTGCCGTTTGTTCGCGGCATGCTGGTTCAGCGCGACTACTACTCGATTGAATGGCCGCTCGTGACCCGCCAGTGGACTTTCGGGACGTACTGCCACGAAGTTTTGGCGCACAACGTTCCCTGGATCACCGCGGTTCTGACCGGCGTTACGCCGAGCTAGTTTTCCCAAGGCAACACCCAACACTAGAGGCGTCGCTCCCTGGCTTCGCCTCTAGACCCCCTTTCGAGGGATCGGAGTAAAAGCGATGTCACAACAAGGCGGGCTTGACTGGCGACAGCGGTTGGACCACATCGAAGATACGCAGTACGTCGCCGATGACTCGCTCAATCTGAATGGCCTTGCGATTGCGCGCTTAGAGGGGATTTTTGATATCACGAAGGGATCGGCCGCGGCTTACACCCTTGCGCTCCCGGTCGCCGGGCTTCCACAGAACGGCGGCCAGGACGGTTACGTCCTAAAGATCTGCTCTTCCACGGCCTTCGCGCATACGGTCACAACGCCGGCGAACGGTTTGAACGGCGCGAATCACATTCTGACTTTTGGCGCAGCCGTTGGCAACGGCGTGGAATTGCACGCCAAGAACGGTACCTGGCTTGTGTTCAACAAAAACGGTGTGACCGTCAGCTAATCGACCTTGGCTGGGTATTTTCTGCAGAGATGCAGGGAAGAGGGCAAAGCCGAGCATTAGGGCAGTCACATCGACTGCCCTTTTTGATTTTTAGGGAGCGAGATGCCAGCAGCCAACGCGATCGATCTGACGAGTATCCAGAACATCGTCAATTGGCTTGGCTCCGGAAATCCTTCGGGTAACGCTGCAAGCGTCTCAGCGGTCGAAGCGCAAAGCATGCAGGACTGCATCACGGCCGCAAGCGCGTATTGGCTCTGGTCGCTGGGTTATGCGCCGCCTGGGAACGTCGCTCCACTCGCTTCGCCACTCAACAGCGCCCTATCTTTTAGCGAAGTCTATGACGGCAGCGGATCGGAGCGGATGTTCCTCCGGATCCGGCCGGTCCTGTCCGTGACCTCGCTCAGCGTGGACGGAATCGCAATACCAGCCTCGCAGGGACAGAATTCCCCGGGTTTTGTTATCGACGGCTCAGGAAAGAGCATTTCGATTCGCAGCGGATTCGGTGGGCCGGGAATCGGGCAACGGTTGACGGTCGGCTTCGCAAATATCGCTTACGGCGCACGCGGCGTCGGCCGATGGCTTTTCCGCGACGGGATCCAGAACGTTCAGATCACCTACCTCGCGGGCTTT